AGCAGATCCGTCGGCAGCATCAGCTCCCAATACATCAACAACGTTCTCTTCTGTTGTCATAGTGTCCACCTTATCAGCTATTGCTTTTAAGTTGGATTCATCTCCCTCTGTCACTACCATGCTTCGGTGCAATTTCCGATCCAAGGCACGCGTAACACTAGCTATTGATTCTCTGAGGTCATCAGCACGGGACAAGAGTTTTATACACTTTTCAGTATGTGCTCGTGTCTTAGCATTGACTCTTAAGAGAATATTTGCCTTCAATATTTTAACGTCCATATCTGGAGAAACATCGTTTTCCTTCATTTCAGTCATAACATCTAAAAGTTCTGTTTGCCACTCTCTCTTTTGATCAAGTAGGCGTTGTTTAAAATCAATTTTCGTATACCATTGAAAGCGCAAACCAGCGGTATAACCGGTAAGCTCTAAGTGTTTTGTGCAAATCAACAGGTCAGAAGCTTCACTTGTACTTCCTTCTGTAGTGATTATATCATCTGACAACCTATTTAAAACATAATCAAATGTCGGCATGTCAGACAAAATATATCCACACTTTTCAGCGTTCAATAATATTGCAGCACGAATTGCTTCAAATTTTTCCCGCTTAAAATGGAAAAACAACTCCCATAGTGCTGACGTTATCATGCCAGAGACTTGCTCATCTCTAGTCACTACATCAGACGGAAGTATATACGTCAATGATTTCACAATTGAACTCATTGAGAGAGGGGCCACCCAAGTATCTAGATCTTCTCTAAATACAAAGCGGCGTTTCAAAAAACTGACAACGTCAATTGATTGATATGGAGGCACAATAGGAGACTTATCTTCTGCTGTAAAAGGCATATCGTAATATGTCTCAACAAATTTCTGATAAGTTTCACCATTAAACTTATCGGCAACTGCAGCTTTGATGGCTACAAGTAAATCATCCCCATAAGTCAACGCCTTTATATAATCAAAAAAAGGCAAATGACTTAGTTCGTCATCACTATACCATGCGTACATAAGCATAATAAGTCCTCGCAAACAGTTATCTTCAGCAACATAAGCTCGACCTGATGGCTGTAGACCTGGCACTTCGAACAAATCTCTGTTCATAGATACTAAGGGGAATAGATTGTCAGTCAAAATTCCTTGTAAAACTATAAGAGCTTCCTCATTGTAGTGTGGTTTTAAGGTTTCATAGATGACAGTGTTCGCCATTTTTCCTATATCAAATGGCATTCCTTGATCATATGATCCATAATCTCCAGCCATAATCAGCTCAGAAAATGACGTCAAATAATCAACTATATATGGTGCATCGCGGTGCATATTCACACCAATTGCAGTACAAAATAGTTCACTATACTCAACCATCAATGAATAGAAGGGTGCCAAAA